CGGCTTGATCGTAGTGCATCATATCTTTGTTTTGCTTTCATTCTGATTCTATCCTATCTTAAAAGCTTCCATGGCTTTACGTCCTTTTTCACGTTGTGACTTAACATTATCAGCTGCAGTCGTATAAGTTTTCTTAGGTCCGGCTCCAATATTTTCGCTAAGATCAGTTAGTCGTCTTTTAGTACGTTTTTTCCTTTCTTCTGCACCGTACTTAACACCTAGTGTTTCACCTAGGCTCTGAAACTTACCGGAGTAAACATAATTTCGACTTTCACCACTACTATCTTTAATTTTTTGTCCAGCTCGAATCCTGTTTACTCTTTCTTGGTAATCTTCAAACTTAGGTTTACGTCTAATTCCTAAGTCTATTTGCCTTTTTCTTACTTGTTGTATCTGGTACTCACGTTTAGCCCTGCCAATTAATTTTTTTGGGTTCTTGTTAGGATCACCTTCAAATTCTTCCTTGAGTGTTGCTGCTTTATCTAAGACCTTAGGTTTGAAGGATTTCTTATCCTTCATCCTGTTCTTTAGATCCTTTTCAGCTGCTTCTCTAATAGCTTTTCTTTGTGTTTTATAGTTTTTAAAGTCTTTCCCTGAAGTACCTTTAGGAAACTTGATTTCACCTAATGGATCATAGTCTGGGTTGAATCCGTTACCTTTACCGTTTCCGGTATCAGTACCGGTATCAGTACCGGTATCAGTACCGGTATCAGTACCAGTATCGGTTTTAGGATCGGTATCAAGATCGGTTTTAGGATCGGTATCAAGATCGGTTTTAGGATCGGTATCTAGTACTTCCCCAGGTTTAATAGTTAGACGGGTATCTCTAATTGTTGTTTTAATATTACTTGCTGGACCTTTTACATCAGCATTCTTATCTTTGTTTAAATAATTTTTAATATCACTTGTTTTGATACCAGGGTAATTTTCAGTGAGGAATTTAATATCCCTATCGCCAAGTTTACCGTCAGCAGCAAGTTGTATAATAGCTCCCTTTTTTCCCTTACCTTCTGTACGCTCAGCACGTGTCTCTCTGTCAGCCCCAGAAGTATCAACTTTTTCGGAAACTGTTTTATTTGGTACTCTGTTTATAGCAAGTCTAGTAACTGCTTCAGGAGACAGTCCTGTCTCATTAGAGATTCTGTCAACGTCTCTAGGTTTTAACTCTCTTTTGTCCTGTTGAATTGCAGTTACTGCAGCTTTCTTAGGCTTATTAGGAGTGGTTTGATTAATAGTAAGTTGAGCCTGCCTACGTTCAGAAAAAGTGCTTTTGCTTTTAAACAAAGCTTTCTCAGAAGAAGATAACTGACTCCACTTTTTTTTCAGTAGTTCACTTTTTTTAGCCATCGTTGTTCTCAAGTCGGTTTACTAACCACTCTACAACAGAACGTTGACCAGAGCGGTACATGATCTTTTCAATTGTATCGTCTGGTGACGGAGTAATAGGTGGAAAGTTTACCTCCAACTCATTAATAAGGGCACGGTGTTCCATGCCCAATGTTTCAAGCGTACTGAGGAAGGTTGACATTAGAATGCTCAAAGAATGCTGGCATCCGTGCTGACTTGGTGGCGGCAAGCTCTGGAGCTTTACCTTCATACATCAAGCGATCACTAGAATCCAGCCAAAAATTTTTCGTTAGATATTTATCGGTACTGTTATTGGTCAGTGGTTGCATTACCCAGTTAATAGTAGCCTTCCTCAGTTTATCCAAACTTGCAGAAGGAGTAAGACCAAGTTCAGTACACACAAGAGAATTGGTAGCAACATGAATCTGTTCATCCCTGCTTATGTCTGCACTGGTTGTACGCATTGCAGCGTCACCATTAAAGCGAAAGAAAGGGAGAAGTACGAAGAAAATTGCACGCTCGGCAACCATTGCTTTGAGTACCGTGTGATCTGGATGCGTAACCCACGCTTTTCGGAGCGCCATGGCTTCCTTCTCAGCCTTTCCATTAACGCCGTAAGCATTGGCGATGTAATTAAGTGCCAGGTCGTGGTTCTCCTCATCCCGTACATTTGAGATGAGTAACTCTCTGGAGACTTCTGGTACTTCAGAGGCAAGGGCATCATTGATAAAATCTCCCACAGGTAGTTCCATATGTCGCAATGCAAGAGCACGGTGGATTGTCTCCTCCGCGCCTTCTTTGCATGTACCAGCAGTAGGTTTCACGGGAGTCCATTTCCGCTTTCTGGACATTAGTTTCTGATAAGGGTTCATTCTGCACAATCACATTGAGGTTCAAGTTCAGACTCCTCAAATAGGCTAGCAAGATAATCATCAACTTCTGACTCCTCAAGGGCAGCATAAGCATTTGACTTATCTTGTACATCGCCCATTACTTGGAGACTATAATAAAGAGAGGTTTGCGGAGACCGTAGCCACTCTTCAATAAAGTCCTCATCCATGATAGTCATATCAGACCACCAGTTATATGAGTAACCGTGAAGAAGTCCGCTGGATTGATACAACTGGACCAAACCATCAGCAACAGCTTTGTAGTTATCCCATCCAACTTCGGATGCAATCTCTACGTCACCGTAATCATATGTTTGTACACCAAAGGTGCCACTATCACGATCAACAGTTCGTGCAATAGGTGGTGCAATTTCAGGAGCACAAGTAAATCCATCAGTATCCGTTGAGCGGTAGCTACAAGACGCTGTGGGAGCGATTGCAAATGCTCTGACCATATTGTGTTCACGTGCAATCTCTGAAGCTTCCTGGATGCCTTCATCAATACGTGCTACGAGTTCGTAGGCGACTGTAGTTTTAGGTGTTCCATCATTATATTGTTTGAGTGCTCGTCCAAATTGTTCATAAGAGACATTGTACCTCCGCAAGAGGTTTGCGAGACCCAACACTCCAAGTCCAACTTGTCGATCTGTGGTACTAGGGAGGTACTCTCCAGTCTCTCCAACACCTGTTCGGCCATGGAGATCGCAAAGTTGTGACATCCCGATACGGTAAGCACTTGGGATATCTTCGTAGGTACAGGCTCCAAGATTAACATGCTGTAGGAGACAGGTTCCTCTACTGGGCAGGTACACTTCGAGGCAGACGTTACCTCGAATTCGATTTCCTTCATTGTCATACTTTACCTTATTGAGCCAGATATCTCCAGCTTTGATTGATTGAAGTATTGTTTCCCTGGCAGTTTTATCCAATACATCCCACCACTCTTGAGTGATGTTGACACAACGCTTGACCCATGGCAGTTGGCTACGTGGTGTAGTAACAAACTCCATCAGGTCAGGATGGTTAGCATCTAGGTGTAGGACGATTGCTCCGTTTTTGTATTTACCTCCCCTGCGGAGAGTTTCGTTAAGAGACGAGTAGATTCGTCCAAATGATACAGGACCACTCGCAACGACGCCTGACGCTCTCTCGTATCCTTTAGGATCGAGTTCTGATAGATGGATAGCAACTCCTGCGCCGTTTCGTAAAGCGTGAGACGCAAATCTCCAAGAGGCTTCGATTCCATCTGGACCTTCCATTTCATTTTGTACAACAAATACCGTGCAAGACACGGGAAGACGACCTGTCGGATCGTCAAGCCAGGACTGAACACGACCAGTCCTACTAATCAAATTATTCATACCAGATCGTCAAGTTTTGGTGGTTGATAGTTTGGTCCTTTTAGAATTTTTCCGTCCTCACGACGGATAGGTTTACCGTCCAAACCAAGCTTGGACATGTTTGATTTATGGACACGGAACAAAGCTTCCTCTAGATCCCATTCCATGTTCTCTGCAAATTGAAAGCAGACATACACAAGGTCTGCCAGCTCCTTCAGTTCATTTTCATATGATTCTTGTTCTACTGCATCGATAAATTCGTGAACCTCTTCAACGATCAAATCCAGTTGCATAGTCCGATTCCCAGTCCCATTCTTCGTCCCAAAGGCAGTTCGGAATTGCGTTGCTTGTTCCTGGAGACTCATGCTCCTGCAGTGTGTGTTGTAGTTCATTTTCAAGATAGTCGATAGATTTTTTAAGGTCCTCCGCTTTCGTCCAAGGAGATTTGTGACCGGCTCGGCAAATATATTTAATAGCATTACCGAGATGATAGTTTAGGTCTTGATCCCTAATGAAATCCCAGACTTCAATGGAACCTCTGGTGTAGTGTTTGGGTGATTTGTTTACCATTGTGATAGTAAGTTTTTAACGTTGTTACCTAAGACAAAACACTGACGTTGGAGTGCTAGCAAGATAGTGATCAAGTCCTCCCTACTAGCTTTCTCTACACCATCAGTCATCTGTCTCATCTTGAATTCCTGTTCCACCGTCAGACTTGTTATCGGAAATGGTGGGATTGAAGAGGATTGGTCCGTTGTCATAATCATCTGCAGTAAGGATCTTCGCTAACCGTGCGTTTCGCAAAGCATCATCTTCTGTCAGATTCTTTTGCTCAAACGCCTTGACAACACTATTCCAAGTGTATCCATATTCGTCAAAAAATTTTTTACTAGTTTTTATACCGAATCCAGGTGCACCAGAATAACCATCGGTAGAGTCACCTGCTAATGTTTGGATAAGAAACCATTCCCAACCTTGAGAAGGCGTGATTGTGAACATCTCATCCATGTTGTACAATCTACCTGGAATCTGACGCATATCTTTATCAGGACTAACAATCACACAGTCATCATTCGATGTTGCGTAAATACCAAGAGCATCATCAGCCTCTAGTTCAGGCATACGAATAACTTGATATTCATCGTGTAGTTTCTGAATTACTCGCCTGTATCCACATGGTTTCTTCCTGTTGCGGTGTCCTTTGTAGTCTGGGTCAACACGCTTCCTAAAGTTAACAGAATCACTGAAGAATAAAATGACATCAGGATCAAAGAATTCTGACTTAATACGATTGATGTCTCTAGTAACTCCGTTATATGCTTCAGAAAAGCTTGAGCCGACCATGATGACATCATCTCCCCAATCAATGTCGTATTCAGCAGCAGCACAGCCTTTGTAAACGATATAATCAGCATCGATCAATAGTGTAGTCATTTACCTTGTCCTCGGCTCATCTTTCGATCACCCCTTGGTTTGGAAAGATTGCCCTGACCTTGGCGAGTAGATTTCTTAGTTGACTTGATTTCTTTTTTCTTTTTGTTTGAGTATAGCATTAGTGGGTGGTGCTCCAGTCTGTTCCTTGGACTGCTTCTGCGTCAATTCTGATTCGCATGTTGTAGTACTCGCCAGCTTCGACAGAGCTAAGTACCAAGGATGAACATAAGTCTTGTGCATGGTTAGGGTCAACTTCAAATTGCAACTCATCATGAACAAAAGCCAGTTGGCTGCAACAAAGTTGTAGTTCTTTTATGTGGTCTTGGTTGATTACCATCCATCTCTTTGCGACCACTCCTGCTCCCGATTGAAGTAAGTAATTGAGTGCTTTGTGAGGTGAATCAACCGCAATTTGTCTTCCATCGATAGCTTTGATGGATCCTTTTTCCGAAGCTGTTTTAATAGCTTCCAAGAGGTCACTAAGTCCTTCAACTGCTTCAACATAAGCAGAACGGATCTCTTTACCTTTCCTTTTGGCGGCACTTGCTGAGAGTTGTGCATCAAATGAATGTCCTATCTTTTCGTCACCAGCACCGTATAGAAACGCATACGTTACTGTCTTGACTTGTTTACGTGTAATGCCTATTTTATCGGCGTTGGTTTGGTGGATGTCTCCGTTGAGGAGGACGTCGGCATACCTTCCGCCGTCGTACCTAGCAAGATAGTGAGCGAGCATACGCAACTCAATACCAGACAGGTCAGCGCCGACCATACATAGACCCGGGCTTGGTATAAAGAGTCTTCTAAATCGTTCATCACTATTTACCTGTGCCAGGTTAGGATTTCGGTGAGCACAGCGATGAGTGTTAGTTGCGACACTACAATGGTGATGAATTCGCTCATGTTTCGTACACAGCTTCAGCCAAGCGTTCGTGCCTTCCGAGATCTGACCAAGCATTTTCGTTACCGTCAAACATTTCAGAAACTCCATAGCAATCGGAGATCCAATCTCGGTCAGTATAACTTCGTCTATAACTGGTTTCCCAGTAGTTGTCTTCTGCTTTGGATTCCAGCCATAGTGCTGTTGCAATATCCATGCGATATGATCTCTTGATGTTGGGTTAAGTTCTTTTAGTCGAGTAAAGGATGCACCCTTCGCATATCCTTGCGTGCGGTTATCTCGTTTCGGAGTGAATTCTGCTCCTGCAACGTAAGGATGTTGCCTGCGTAATGCTTCTTCAGTCTCTTGAAGCTCTTGTCTGAGAGTAGATGCAAGTTTCCATGCAGCAACCGAGTCAAATCTCCATCCATGAATTTCTTGTTGAGTAAGGATCTTTTGTACTTGGTGTTCCAGCTTTACCCATTCAGGTATTTTTGGAAGTGGTCCCATAATTTGGTGGTAACGTGAACGTCTTGTATGCAATAATCTTCCATCTCTTGTGACCAGTTCTGCCAATCCGTATCTTTGCTGAATGAACCTTTAAATTCACCTAAACGATAGCCGTAGGACTCAAGGGAATGTCTGCCATATAGTTTCAATGGCATATGCTTCCAGTTATTCTTTTTATCTACTGAAATCATGTTCGGATGATACAGTCTGGATAATAGTAATGTATCTACTACAAGAGTAGGTTCACTAAACCAAGGATAAAGTTTTTGAATAACAGGACAATCATAACCAATGATGTTATGACCAATGATGCAGTCAGCATCTTGTAGTCGTTGTATCCCACGTACAACAGGTTCCGTCGAACCCGTGTCGTTATATGAGATAGTTTCTTTTGTGTTGAGATCATAAATAGCAAGGCAGTGGATGGTAGAAACATCTTTCAATAAACCATTAGTCTCAAGATCAAAGATAAGACTCACTTCTTGTTCCATACATAAGTTTTATCAACGAATTGTGCTCGCTTGATCATCTCTTTGGTAGGTGGATTAGGTCGCTTCAATCCAGTTTCAAGCTCCCAAGAATATTCTTCCATGTAGTAATCTTGCATAAGCTCGTCCGCTTCTGTCCAATCATGAGTGATGGATTCAAAGTATTTGTACAACTCTTCAGAAGTCGGTCGATGGATTGAAGTCTTCGTCTGGTTCTGTTTCATCGAATCGGCAGGTTTCAAGGTCATAAGTCAGTGTACAGGCTACTCCAGTTTCGCCAGAATAACGATTTTTAAGCACTCTAACAGTCGTAGCACCTCCAATTTTGTCGGATTGTTGATCTCTCTCCAATCCAATGACTGAGTCGCTGAGTTGAGCGATTGCAGCAGATCCGCGCAACTGCCCGAGTGTAACTCTTGCTCCTTCTTCATGGTTTTTGTCTCCAGTTGTACGGCGTAGATGTGATACAAGGAACAGGGCAATACCTGTTCTTTCGACAAGTGATCTCAGTCTAGTCATTGTTGTATCAATCATTCGTCTTTCATCACCATCCAAACCACTAAGAAGAATGGAAAGATGATCCAAGAAAATGATTTTACAATCGAGACCAGAAGCGAGATATTCAATGCGATTATAAATAACATCAGGATCATAAGACCCAAAGCCATCAAATAGAAACAAATCCCAAGAAGCCATTGTAGCATCAAATGCCTCCGTAAGTTCCGCATGGCTATGTTCTCCAAGATGAAGTGGTTTGCCTACAGCAGAGGACATCAGCCCTAAAGCAGTACGGCGGTTTGATTCTTCAAGTGCCAAGTAACCGACCCGTTCTCCTGTTTGTAAAAGAGCAGCTGCAAGTTCCCTACAGAAGCTGGACTTGCCGATACCAGATCCTGCAGTGATCGTGACAAGCTCTCCATACCGTATCCCGTGAAGGATGTCTTGGAGTCCTTGAAATGGGTAGTCATGGTCATTAGGTGGATTAGGTGTTGTAATCTCTGTTAGTAGAGATTTACCATCAATGATACCATCGGGTCTGTATTCAGACCGTTTGAAAAAAGCATCATCAACAGCTTGCCTGTCATTCGCCTGTAAGGCGTCTGAGAGGTCCTTGTAAGCCGCTAGACGGGCGATGGATACCTTGCCAGGTGGTAACACACCTGCAGCTGCTTTAGCAGCCTCCTGGCCCGGTTCATCATTATCGAACCAAAGGACGATTTCTTCATACCCTTGGAGGAATTGGTAGTTCTTTTGAACTGCTTTCTTAGCTCCAGCTGCTCCTGTGGGTAATGATACAACATCCCACGTCGGATTGAATTCAGCGTAGCTTGCTGCATCAAGCTCTCCTTCAGTAATGATAATTCGCTTACCACTACCTTTCCATAGGTGCTGACCAAAGAAAGAACCATCTGTATCTCCTTCATAACTGAAGATCTTGTTAGCAGTACGAACTTTAGCTCCAATAACCTTACCATCTGAATTGTGGTAATGAAATCGTAACAAATCTCCATCTCTGTAGATCTTGAATCTTTCACAAGTCTTTTCAGAGATGTTCCGCTTGACTAAGCGTTGAGCGTGACCTTTATAGGTGGTGGTCATTGTGTGATTGTGAACAACAGCATTGGTGCCAGGTGACCACTCATGACACACAAAGCAATAGGTGTGTCCGTCTGTATAGATTCCTAATCCATCAGACGAACCACAAGTGGAACATGGCTCATGTCTAAGAAACTCAGACGAGCCATTCGACTGGAATGTTTGCAAAACTCGTCCAAGGTATATTGTGCTTTTCGCACCATTGTGCGTATGTAGTTTTTGATTTTTTACTGATCTTATTGTAAGGTGATTGGAAAACCATCCTCAAATCAATCTCTGGATGTTGCTCCTTGACGGCTTTAATCTTACGACGATCCTCCGGCTCCCAGTACCCCTTACACTCAAGATAAACGCCGTTAGGCAAAAGAAAATCAGGAGTGTAATTATGCTGAATTTGATACGGAACTTTCGTAGATTCATACTCATAATCCACTCCCAATTCAACCATTAGATCAGCGACTTTTTCTTCAAGTCCTGATCGAAAAGCCATTACCAAATACCAGGAATCAGTTGGCCTGTCACAGCATAAGCGCCAAGAGCAGCCATGACACCAAGCATAGCAAGGCGACCATTCAGCTTCTCAGCCTTTTCATTGTGGGTTTCGTACACGTCCATAATCTCCATAGGTGGTTCTTTTGCAAAGAGGTTCTGACGACCTCCATCTTCAGTAGTGATAGTCATCAGAAGTCTACCTCATCTTCAGTGGATTCAGTGACAACATTTGGATCACTAGCTTTATAGCCTTGGGTGTTACCAAACAATGCAGCAACATCCTCAGCGTTCATGTCTCCTGTGTCAACTCCTGCTTCACTGTTGAGAGACACAATCTGCACACCAACAAGTTTAAGCGAAGTACCATAAGTAACACCATCCTTAAGAATGTATGGTTTCTGATAGAACGCGACCTTGACCTTTGATCCAGAATATACAGGTGTTGATTCATCTGTAACTGGAGTTCCTTCAGTGTCAACAATAGGTGGCTTGTTGGTTTCATTCCAGGAGAACTTGATCTTGTACTGACCATCAGCTACCTCCTCCCATGGTTCAGGTTTAAGTACACTACGCTTAGGGTTCTTGAGTTTAGACTCAGCCCACTTAAGTGTTTCAGCTCGATCATCTTCTAGCTTATCAACTAGATTCTGACCAACAGTAGTAGCAAGAGAATAACCAAACTTGCTAGGTTTCATCACAGCTTGATAACCTTCAAGGACAACAGGCTGTTCAGTTTTGAGAATGTTTCGTGGCATCAGCAAAAAAAGTAGGTGGATTCAATCACGGATTCCGGGCAGAGGTCTCCAATGATCGGTGGTTTGGTCTCAGCTCCTATCTGCTCTGCCCATGACTCCAAGTAAGAGTTCTCAGCAAATAGATGCATGTAAGTTTGACGGACAATCGATGATAGCTCAGACATATCAGTAGCACGACACAATACCGAATCATGTATTAGTGAGATCGGTGCATCGAATCGTAATGCTGAAAGATGCAATAAGCTAGCATCCAGACTATGAATAAGATTAGGAGCAGTTGCGTTCTTGTGATGTGCTAAGTCAACCTTGTCACTATCTTCAGTAGCAATCCTGATCTCAACACGACCCAATAACTGCAACTTAATAGTTTCAGTCAGCTTCTTATTAAGTTTCTGAGTGACCACAAAACCTGATGGTGTTACCCATTCAAGTTCAGTAGCTCCTCTCTTAATAGCTTTAGTTACCTCTGCTTCAATCCATTTCATGGCAGCCATAGGACCAGGTACAACCTCATCCATAGCTTCACGTACTGCTTTAACAGTAGCAGTCAGATCATCCTTTTCAACTTCAATACCTTTCTCAAGTAATGCTTCACGGATATATCCACGATTACTATGAGGCTTGGCATTGTATGGGACAGTCATAACAACACGTTTGACTGTCTTCCTGTCCATGTAAGCCCTTATAGACTCAGGGACGTTTGGTTTAGCGTGCTCGGCGACGACGGCATAAGCGTCTTGGGGTTGCTCTGCTGGCAGGACATTGACAAGACCTGCAGTTCTTGCGTCTCGGCATAGTCCGGCGAGTATCTGTAGACCACTGCAGGTGGCATCAGTTGCAACTGGCAGAGAAGTGTAATTTCGATCACAGTTAATAACACAATGGTAGTACTCATCACATGCACTAAGGAATTGCCAGGGTTCGTCAGCTGCTTCCCATATAGGAAGATTACCAATAGGATCTTGAGCGACAGCAGAAATCACCTCATCATTTTCAGCTACCCATTGCATACGTTCATGCATAGGAGCTTTATCAAGACCATAGGTAGTAGCTACTTGAAACGCTAACCATTCCTCAGCATATGTATTCATGAAAGCTTCTTGACTAAACTTCAGTAATGACTTACCAAAGTCCGTGTCTTGTGGTGTAAGAAATGCAGGAATCGGATAAGCTCTTCCTCTATAATCAAAAGACCAAGGAATAAAGAACTCATCTTTATCTTTGAACATTCTTACAGCTTCCATTGTCATGCGTGTTCTACATGACTTCTTGAAAGATGCTGCATTGAGATTCATAGTCTCAGCAGCTCTTCTCCTGTAGTCTTTACGACTCTCTTTATTGGTCGCAATATCTACAGGTTTAGGTGGAAGAGGAACCTCCACAATAGGAACAAACTTACCAACTTGATAACCACGTTCTAGTAAAGTCTCAGCGACTCCCACTATAAATGGATTCAGTCGATAACCAACCTTCTGAATCTTGTTCAGAAATTGGTATGGTGTTTCTCCCTGTATACGTCCGACACCGCGACGAACCATGTCGTGACCTCGCATTACCTCATTCAGAAGATACCCACCTGATCGACTTTCAGACCAATCATTTGGCTCAATCAACATAGGATAAGCAATCGGACTGAATAGCTCAGCTGTTGCCATCACCTCGTCCTTGAT